AGCAGCGATTGATGAACCTGATGTGATTCGGAATAGAGCCTCATCACGGTATACTGCGAAGCCAAGTACGCCGTACCAACCCATTGGGCGGAAACGCATCAACTTATCAGTTACGTTACCGATAACTACGTGTGGTTCTTCAGCTACGGCTTCTGCCATTGCCTGTGCACCGCAAACGATTGTATCGAATACGCGTGTTACTGGAGTAACTGTGATTGTTGCTCCTACTGTAACTGCTCCTGTGTGAGCAGTGTCTACAGTGATAATCTCATTTGCACCTACTACTGAGACTGCTGTAATCTTTGCACCTGATGCAATTCCTGTTCCAGAAATCTTATCGCCAACTTCAGCGCGTGTTCCGATAACAGATGATGCTGCAACACCAAGAGTAAATCCTGCTGATGTTCCTGCTACAGTTGCTGTTGTTGTTGCCAATGCTGTCTGGTCTGCACCTGACTTAGCGTTGAACAAACGTGATGACTCTACGAAGAACGCGCCTTCGTACTCACCGATTTCTCCAGCCCAAATCTTGCTTGAATTTTCAGCAGACTGTGACTGTGGGTAGCGCCATCCTAGGTCGCCTGTTTCGGCACGGAGGTCGTGTGAAACTTCTGGGTGAATACCTACCCAGTATGCATTTCCGCGACGGCCCTTAGCCTTGTTGGAACGCAACTTTGCTACAGCGCGACGAATGTCTGCTGAGTCTAGTGTGTCCGCAGCATCAACGTTAGCAGTTGCTGTTGCATTGCCTGCGAAGATGTTGTTTGTACCTGAGCGTAGAGTTGTCATTGCAACCTTGTCGATAGAATCTGCAAGGTTATATGCAATGATGTTAGCAATTGCTGGGTCTACATCTGCAAGTGAGAAGAGTTCCAATGCGCGAGTTACTAGAACTGCGTTACCGTACTCATTAAGTGTTACTGTTACAGAGGTTGGTGTTGTCAGTGCTACTGCATCTGGGTCAACTGTCTCTGTTAGTGTTCCTGTTGCTGCATCAAGGTCAACGTACTTCTGTAGAACTACTGTTGAACCTGGGATTGCTTGACGTGCAGGGCGCTTATCTGCGACAGAACGAATTAGGGGTTCTGAACGGAGAGCGAACTCTAGAAGGCGGTCATACGCCTTCTGTACGAGGCCTGCACCACCAACTGTACCGCCTAATGAGGCGGACGAGGTATCTGTGTATGCCATGTTTTTTAGTCTCCTTGACTATGAACGGATATTATTGTTGTGATTGAAGAAAAGCAATAAAATCTTCAGCGCTCTCAAAATTGCCATTTAGTCGAGCGTTCATATCATTTGCTTTATCTGGCGAAATACCCTGCTGCGTCACAATATCTTGCTGGCGTAATGCCGCAAGATTAGTGTCGTCATTATTTGACTGAGGCTTATACCCAATTAAATCTCCATTGTCAGATAGCCAATTATTAATTGACTCTTCATTAACTTCGGAAATATCTTTTAGGATTAACCGTGCTGCTTTAGTATTTACGCCCTTCTTTTCTAGGACTTCCTTAAGTGTCGCCTCACGCTGCGCCTTGGAGAATGTCTCAAGTTGCTCAGTAAGTTCCTTAATACGTTTTTCATCTGCACGCTTGGCTTTGCGTAACTTTTTAAGTAAGTCACTACCATCCAATGGTGCTTCTGTTTCTGTATCTAGGTCGTCATCTTCTTCATCCCAGTAGTTGTTGCTCATAGCAACCCACCCTTCTATTCGTTGTTAGTTCGCAGGCCACAGTTCAGTTCGGGGAAACTGGCTGGCTCCTACTATCGGTCTAATACACTGCATGGGGCCGATAGGTCCATGTCAGGAATTTAAAATGCGCTTCGGTTTTGTGAAGCCAGGCTCTTACTGCCTGCTATACCAGAAGAAGCCTTAAAGCGAGAAGCCTCTTCTTCAATTAATTTTTCTTGTTGTGTTAATGCTTTACCGCTCTTACGCAGTACTACATCTTCAGCAAAACCTTGTGTATAAGCAGGACCACCTTGAGAAGATATTTCACTAAGGAAAGAACCACGCGGCAAAGCCTGTGCAATGTAGCGGTATCCAGCCTGTGCTTCAGTCTTGTCAATACCAAACTCAGCAAGTGATAGTGCTGATGTAAGCGATGTTGTTAAGCCTTGTGCTACAGCAGAACCACCAATTTCAGCAGCAGTTACCTTTTGCTGTAACTTAGGTAGATTTTCCGTAGGATTCAAAAAGTAAGAAACTAAATCAGTATCGTTAATGTTGTAAAAAGACTTAAGAGTATTACGAGTAAATGGGTCAGCGTTCTGAACTCTAGTTACTGCTAAGTCAATACGGTCTTTAAACTCAATAGCAGAAATATCTGCAGCAATAAAATCAGCAAACTTTTTGTAGTTATCTTGACGATTGCTACTTACCATATTGCCTAAGCCATAGGCTTTAAGTGTTTTAGCATAAGAACTTTCAAGGTTAATATACTCAGCCTCAGATAGTACATTCAAGCCCTTTTTAACACGTTCAAAGTTACCAGCAAAACGATTTGCGTAAGCACCACCAGGATTAGTCTTTAGTTTAATTAATGCTTCTGCTGCGGTAAGCCCTTGAGTCATATAACCAGCAATTTCACCCGCTAAACTTTCAAGACCATATGATGCAAACAAATCTGTAAGAGCAGCAAAGGCATCGCGAGTAGCATCACTGATTTCTTTTGGTTTATCTGCAGTTTTGCTGCTTGACGAGGTGCCAACAATTCCATCACCATCTGGGTCTACTTGTGATTTTGTTCCAGGCTTAACAACATAACCAGTTTTAGGGTCTATTGTCCCACCTATAGATTTTGCCACGTCAGCAGCATTTGTTGCTGCATCTAATTGTGCTTGGGTTTTTCCAGTTGTACCTACTTTGTCCCCAAAGTAAACATCATCTGCTGTTTTAGCATTTGGGTCAGCCATCAAACCAAGTTGGACTTTTTCTGCATTGCTCAATGCTCGTCCAGATGTCAACTTAGCAAGTCCCACGCGTGGGTCTGCATCTGCAGGTGCTAACTCAATTTGTTTCTTTTCCGCTGCGGCAAGTTCGGTTTTCTTTTTAGCGAGTAATGCTTGTGCTTGCTTTAAGGCTGCCGCTGCTGCCTTCTTTTCCGCTGCTGTCTGTGCCATTAGCCCATGAATCCAAACGACTTAAGTATGGTGTCAGCAAAATTAGCAGCAGTATTGCGTGCTTCTTCTGTTTGCCGCCATAGTGGGTTTGCTTGCATCTGTCTATTAAACTCTGCAGTACTCATTAGTCCACCATCTCTAGTAAGTGCCATCTGTACATCTTTGTCATTAAAAGCATCAGTAATTGGAATACCTAGTTTTTTTGACTTAATTAATGCATACTGGTCAGCAATGTCTTTAACATTTCCACCATTAGTAATGTGGTCTTTAAGATTGCCATACATAGTTAGTGCATTAAGACGTAAGCGTTCTGTTTGTTTTTGTATAGCATCTTTTTCTGTACCACCAGCAATAACAAAAGCAAGTGCTTCTCCTGCTGTTAGTGGTTGTCCATACTCTGCTCCAGCCTTTTGCAAGGCTGCTATCTGTATAGCAACTTGGCTGCCTTTAGCAGACTTAAGTAATGCTCCTGCATCTGTACCCTCAAGGGCTTTAATAACAATAGCGTTCTGAGAGTTCTGGCGTTCTGCTGCAGTAAAGGCTGCGCCTTTACGAGTAGACTTAGTTATCTTTCCAGTTGCATCACGGGTTGTAACAACCTCAACAGCAGACTTTTTTTCACGCTCATTAATATCTTTAAAGTATGCTTCTTTTTCTTCTTGTGTTGCTGGTCTACCTATAGCATCAATAAGGTAATCATTAATTTCAGTATAAGCATCGCCTGCTGTAGTAAGAATTATATCTGTATCTTTAAAAGTTCCAGCCTTACTTTCTGGCAATCCTGTTCCAGCCCCGCCTTTAGCAGAGTTAAACCAAGAAGAAAAAGGAACTTGCTTAGCGCCTTCAATTTGAATTTTAGTTGCAGCATCAAATGTATATTTAGCAATTAAATTATCAAGACCAAACAACCAGTCGTCTTGTTCTAGTTGTTTTTTTGTAATCCAGGTACGATTAACTAACTCTTTCTTTAAAGCATCTAGTTGTCCAGGCTGTGAATAGTTTTTAAGAAAAGCCTCACGTGCTGAAATAATACTTTTATACTGGTTAATAGTTGTTGAGCCATCAGCGTTTTTTGTATCAACAAAATAGATACGCTCTCCATTAAGAATAACATTACCAGAAGATTCAATTGCATAACCTTTAAGTCTGTCTTCTGCTACATCTATAACACCGCCATCTTCAAGAGGTGCTGGTGTTTCTACAGTTTTATTTTCAGGTCGAATTATTCCCTTGGGTGCAGGTGGTAATGGTTTAACC